GGAGTTCCCATGGAAGAGACCGTTCTCACGCTGTACTGCAAACAGGCGGATTTCGATGCCTCGACCGGGCAGTGTGCGCATCCCTTCTATGGACCAGCGCCGATGCTTCTTCCGCCCATCGACGTTGCCGAAGGCCTCGCACTGTCAGCCGCAATCGCTGGCATGTGGGGCGTCGGATACATGATCCGGCAAGCCCGCCGGGTCTCAGGCGGTTAACCACCATCGAGAGAGAGAAAGTCATGAACAAGAGCATCAACCTGCGTTCCAAGGCCCGCAACGTCAGCATCAAGGCCGCAGCCGTCGTCAGCACCGTCATGGTTTCCGTTCCGGCCTTCGCTGGCGAGCTGGCAAATGCAGCGACGGAAGGCATGGACAAGACCGAACTGGGCCTGATCGGCGCTGCCGTTCTCGCAATGTGCGGTCTCGTCGCCCTGATCCGCGCCGGCCGCAAAGCCTCCGGCGGCTAAGGCCAGGTCAACAGTAGGGGCGGGGAAACCCGCCCCTTTTTCTATTCAGGGGATACGCCATGGCATACGCCGGTTACTTCGTGATGATTGGGCTTTTGGGGGGTCTATGGCTCGCGCTGGATGGCTAATTGCGGCGCACATCGCCGTGGCGTGCCTACTCACGCTACTTCCGCGTGTCGGGTTCGCGCAGACTTACGACGACGAAGGCGCTGCATATGCCGCCTGTGTTCCCGTCGCCGCCGCCGCCGTTGCCTCGTCCCCCAATACGCGACGTAACCCGATTTGCCGTAAGAAGGATGCCAGTGGCACCAACACCCCCAAGGCCTATTGGGCGTGCTTTAACTCTAGGCCCTCGAGCACCGTCGAATGGACTAACGGCATAGGTTGCACTCGGTCGTTTTCATTTAGGGACAGTTGCGCTAGCAGACCGGCCTACACTGGCGTTGGTCCGTGGTCCTCCGGCGGTGGCTCCGCACGTAACGGCAGTCTCGGTTGCCAGAATGGCTGTGATGGCGTCTGGTACAGCAACGCAGACAATTCCATGACGTTCAACGTAACCGGTGATCTGTGCCCGGACGATGAAAAGAGCAACTGCGAACACATGCCCGATGGCTATTACTGGAACGCGGCGCTTAACGTGTGCGAGCCGCCAGAGGGCAAGTGCCCGTTGGGCAGGTCGCCTAACTCGCTGGGCAAATGCGAACCTGAGCCGTGCCCACCCGGCAAGATCATGCAGGCTGACGGCACCTGCAAGAACAAGGACAACGAATGCCCAGCAGGGCAAATCAAGTCTCCTGATGGCAAGTGCTTGCCCGGCGACGGCCAGTGTGCCCAGGGCGAAGTGCGTGGCAAGGATGGCACTTGCAAAAAGGACAGTGACGGCGACGGCAATCCTGATGAGGGAGAGGAAGGCGGCGAGGGTTCGGACGGCAAGAAGAAAGATGAGTTCTCAGGCGGCGATGATTGCAAAACGCCCCCAACGTGCAGTGGTTCTCCCATCATGTGCGGGCAGGCGCGGATCCAATGGCGCATCGACTGCAACACCCGAAAGAACCGCAATGTGGCTGGCGGGACATGCAATACAACGCCGGTTTGCACAGGAGAAAAGTGTGACGCGGTTGAATACGCCGGGCTGCTTATGCAATGGCGCACGGCCTGCGCCACCGAGAAGCTTGCCCAGGGCAATAACGGAAACGGAGGCGCTCAGCCGGAATGGACCAAGGTCACTGGCATGTCCACCGATCCCGGTGCAGGATCATCGCCTGATGATCTGAAGGTGTTGACAACAAAGACGATCAGCGTCTCCGACCTCGATCAGTCCGGTATCGGCGGCGGAGGCTCATGCATGGGCTTCGCCTCAGGTGGCAGCAACGGGATCACCTCCGGTTTCATGTCGGCCATTGCCACGCCCCCTGCGTTCTTTTGCCAGTACATCGCGCAGATCAAGGCGCTAATCATCACCATTGCTGCGGTCGCCGCGGCTGTCATCCTCGCGCGAGGTGGTAACTAATGCCCCAGATCATTGCGGCCCTCGTGGCCCTTCTTGTCTCGGCTGCGCGCCAGTATCTACCCGGCATTCTCGGCCGTGTCCTGCTCGCATTTGGCATCGGCTTCATCACCCATGAGGTTGCCATGCCGTCTCTCAAATCGTTGGTCGAGTCGAAGTTCGGCGCGCTTCCACCCGTCCTGCAGGCGTACTGGGGTGCGACTGGAATTGGCGTGGCCGTGACCATGATCCTCTCGGCATGGATTGCCGGGCGCGCTCAGAAGGCCGTCCTTAGCAAGCTGGGGAGCAAGTAATGGCGCTCTATCTCGTCACCGGGCAGCCAGGACACGGTAAGACTGCATACGCGTTGGACAAGGCCTTCAAGTTCCAGAAGGAGGGAAGGGCAATCTTCGCTCACGGCGTAAAGGACCTCGACTACGCCAAGGCAGGGTGGAGGTACGTCGAAGACCCCAAGAAGTGGGAGCAGCTACCTGACGGCGCTGTCGTCCTCCAGGATGAGTGCTACACCGTTTTCCCTAACCGCAATCCGGGTGCTGCCGTGCCTCCGCATGTGCAGGCTATGGCTACACACCGGCATCGTGGCTTTGACTTCATCATGATCGCGCAGCAAGGATTGCAGCTCGATCCATTTCTGCGTGGCCTGTACGAAGAGCATGTGCATGTCCGGCAGACGTCGATCATGCGCAGCAAAACAAAGCTCAAGCGCTGGAATCAGTATCAAACCAACGTGCAGGTCAAGTGCACCGACGTGATCGATTGGGTGCGGCCTAAGTACGTTTTTGACTACTACACCAGCACCACGCTCGTCACGACAAAGCGAAGCATGCCCATGTGGATGCGCTGGCTGGTCGTTGCCCTCGTCGTAGTCATCGCGCTTGTATTCGCAATCAAATGGCAGCTACAGAAAAAGATCGAGGACTACTCGGCCGTTCCTGCCGCCCAGCAACCGATGGGCGCTGGACTGCCCGTGACTGCCGCCAGCGAAGCGGGGGCGGGCGCGGGCGGGCCAGTGACCGACGCATCCACCGCTGAGTACGCCAAGGCGCAGTTGCACCGGATCGGCACCATGCCCTGGACAGCGCCAATCTACGACCAGCGCGCCATTACCACCGATCCACAGCTGATCTGCATGTCCAGCATGGAAGGTCTTGACGGCCACGGTAAGCGCGCGGAGGCGTCCTGCACGTGCCTGACAGAGCAGGGCACGCGTTACGAGCTTTCACAGCCTGAGTGCCGCACCCTTGCCCGCAACGGCCCGGTCTACAACCCATACAAGACACAGCGGGATTTCTCCGCTGCGCCAAAGCCGCCTGAGTACGTCGCCGAGTCTTTGCCACTTCCATCGCCGGGCATTACCGGCACCACCGTGCCTGCACCTCAGCGATCCATGGGGACGTTCCCCGAGTCACCGCAGAATCGGTACGACGGCGGCTAGCATGGGTCATTGGGTACATCCCGCCAGCCACCCTCAATCCGCTGTAGCCTTTTTCCGCCTATGCACCGTTCGCCAGCGCGCAGGGCATTGGGTGCTGCGTAAGCGGGCATGGTGTCTAACGCCTGCTCCATCGATCGGCGGAACGCCCTAGCTTCCGCCTCCGCTTCCCGGGTGAGCTTCGCTACGTCTGCGTCGAATTTTGCCTGTTCGGCCTTCGTCATGGGTCGGGTCAGCTCCGCCGTAATCGCAGCTGCCTGCCTGCGGGCATTCCATTCGATCAAGCCCATGATGATGAGAATGGCGGCCACGACGCCCCCGGCGATGTGTCCCCAAGGCGGACCGTTGGTCTGCCGGCCTACATGGCGAACCCGGTCGCTGCGAAATTGAAGGTCCGTCACGTCGGGCGCGCTGAATGTCGGCTCTTGGCGGTCTCTGTCGCTATATCCCCCCAGATTGCATCCTGCGGGCATTCTAGCTGGGGCATCGAGGCGGCGTCCCCCGGAGATATGCCAACCTCCGTGCGGCCCCGGAAGTGGCCCAAGGCAAGGCAATGACATTATGTGTTGACTGTCACAGAATCCATCGCGATTATTCGAAGGCGACAAGCGGTCGCGCCATCGCGAGTGTGTTATGGCTTGGTACGTCGATCCGGCACACGTTTTTCACGTCAACAGTGACCATGTCTCTTGGAGTACGCAGAACGGGCCGGGGGCACTAGTCGCGCACTCTGGCATCTATCGCTGCGGGGGGTGTAATAAGGAAGTCACGTGTAATGCTGGTGATCATTTCCCGCCTCAGAACCACCATCAACACACCATCCTCGCTGGAGGACCCGTTCTTTGGCAGCTGCTTGTCGCTACCAACACCGAGGGCAGATAACCTCCCGCTGATTGGGCGCTGTCATTGTTGGTTGCTGCCAGCAATGACAGTTCTGGATCCTGCGGCAAGCTCGTCCGGGGTGTAGGGGCAGCGCCCCTACGAGTGCGCTTTCATCCGGCAGACCGTCCGAAGTGCCGGTCCCGGAAGTCGCCCAGGTCTACAACGACGACCTTGACCATCTGGCGCTGACCGGCTTTTCGCTGTCCGGCCTCGGCCTTGCGCCGGGAGGCGAACCCGGCGACCCTGAGTTCCATCTGATCGCGCCACGCCAGCCCGGCAATCCGTTCGGGGGTCATGCGGTCGCCGTCAGGGCTGACTAGGTAGTTGCCTCTGACGCTCCAGCCCGCGAAGGGGCCGGTCAGGTACTGGCACATGCATCAATGCTCGCTTTGTCCTTGGAACCACGGAGAGGCAAGCGCGATGCCAGCAGGAGGCGGATCAGGCCTGCGTAGTAGCGGCTGAGGTTTAACATAATATACATTATGCGAAAAAGTGGTACTTCTACGGCTGTTGCGTCCAGCGGGCATCTTGGCATGATTTGACTGCAACAGCAGCCTGACAAATAGTTCAAATGGCTTTGCCCTCGCAGGACATATTTGTGCTGAGACAGTTGACTGGCTCCCAAGTGCCCAGCGGTCTGCGGGGAGCTTTGATCGTTGATGATCGCTACAATTTGCCCCGCTACTGGGCTACGGTCTGGGCGTCGATGACCAGCTCTGGATTAGCAGTGTCGACGCAGATCAAGCGGCTCAGATACGTGGAGAGCCTCTATTGCCACGCGGATCGGCTATTTGGAGCGTGCTCCTTGGACGACGCGATTGCTGACCTCGACGAGGTTCGGCTCGCTGAAATACTGG